CGGAGCTGTGTCGATCGACTGCCATTGATATTTATTGCGCTCAGCCAAAAGTGCTCTGGCCATTGGCATCCACTCATCTTCACCCGCCTTGGGGTAGGTCATGTATGCGCGCTTCGCGGCTCTAAGGATGTCTTCTGGAATTTTGCTCATTCCCATTCCCTCGCGCTTCTAAGGTGCTGAACATGGCTTTCGAAATCAGCCTGAGCGCCTCGCATATACTCGTCATCGTTCATGTATGACGGAGAAGCGGGCCGAACCTCTGCACACTTCGCATACGTTGCACCGAGGTCTTCACCCAAACGGTCTATGGCTTGGATAAGATGAAGACGATGATCATCGACATTCCTGCCGGTCAGCTCATCAGCGAGACAGCGGATAAGAAAAAGCCTCGCGTTAATTTCTGGTGCGGCTGACATTGCGGTCACGGTTCTGCTTTCCCTTCTGGGGTGGGTTAGGCGGCGGTTTTCCGCTTGGGTTTCAGTGCTTGTTTCTTCGCCTTGACTTCCGCAGCCAGGATAGAAATTTTAGCCAGTAGATCCGAATTAGCATCGTCTCCGAGCCTCCCATCCATTTCGAGTTCGTGCTTCAAGTTCATGATTTGCTTTTCGCACATGTCGTAGTAGGCAGACTTGATGCGACGGAGCATTCCGCCCTCAACGGTCTTTGCACGACCGATGCGGATATGGTTCAGGGTCCAGAACGGCAGCCCGTATTTGCTCTCGATGCGCTCAAGAGCTGGGAGTGTATCCCCCCATCCTGTTGTCTCTTTGGCTACCATCTTCAAGATGAAGCCTTGGGCCTCGATTGCGGCGCTCATTTCTTGCTCCGTATGCTTTGTTTCTTTGCACGTCATGCATTCTCTCCTGGTGCATCTTGTTCGTGTTCAAGGAGAACAAACGATGCAAACAGGGACTTCAAATTTCATAGAGAGCGACGAGTTAGACACGCCAATGTCGAATGTCGTCGCTCTCTTTAGGTCCGCCGCTGCGGAACCAGTTTCGATAGGCCAGGAGTTCGCCTGGATACTCGATGAACTCGCTGTAAGAATGCGCGGGAACTTCGACTACCCAAGAGTGGTTGTCAGCTCGAAGTCTGCACATCCTTCCACGTCTCAAAATTGAGGATGCTCTTGATGGTGGTGCGGTGAACTCGAAATTTATTGGATAGCTGCCTGAAGCCCGTCACGCCTGGAACGTATTCAGCGCGGATTTGAGAAACCTCTGCCTTCGTTAGTTTTGCTCTAGCAAAAGCGGCTTCTTTAACGGGGTATTCCCGAAGCTCAGACCGAGGCGGGTGAACTGTCCCGTGGTTTACCGCGTCCAGATAATTATCGAGAAGCGTGCCCCAATAGAGATGCTTTGGGTTTACGCAGCCAAGGTGCCCGTTACCGCAGGTATGAAGGGCCATCGGCCCATTCATCTTGGTGTCCGCATGGGCCCGGTTGCACATCCACCGATGCGCAGCACGGAAGCCGCCAAAATTGATACAGCCGTAACCGTGAGTGTCCCGGCTAAACGGAAACTCAAGACAATCGGAGCCAACATGGTCTACATGCTCTTCAAGCCATTTTTTAACTGTGCCGGGTCTAGTCATCGGTGTTTCCTTATTGAGAGGTGCTGGGCCGACCGGGAGGACAGCCGGCCCAGACTTTGACGGAGCGAGGGGAGCGCTCAACGCCAAGACAAATTACTGATGCCGAGCACCGAATAGGATGCGTTCTTCTTCGGTCTCAGGGATGAGCGCAGTAGTCTGCGTTTCCCGGCATTCCGCGAGATAGCGGCCGAGCTTGGACACGCCCGTGAGGAAGATCCATGTACCGAAGCCACCGGCGACAATCCAAGCTGCAGCCACAGGGAGAATGCTTGACCAGTCTATGTCTATGAACATGCTAGTTCTCCGTGGGTTTCGGCGGTTGAAGGTGGTACTGCAGATAAATTGAGCCGATCAGCGACGATTGGATGATTAATGAGGAGCCATTCGGCATGTTCAAACTCACTGTTATCCATGTGCTGGAACCACGGCCATTCCTCGCCGTATGCATTGTTCAGCTTGGCATATTCACAGGCGGCGGCATGACACTCGGTATGGGTGTGGGTGCTGTAAGTGTCACCCTCATAAACGCCGAAGCCGTAATGGGCAGGAGATCCGGCATCGATCATCTTGTTGCACTGCTCGCAGACGTACTGCTTTCGTGTTCTCTTGATGTCTCGGGAGGAGTGGAAGTCGCTCATGGTGTCTCCCTTACTGGTGGTGGCGGAGAGGCGAGAGAGGAGCGAAGAAATTGGAGAAATCCGTTATGATAAGCGACAACTTCAAAAATTTTCGCTTCGGTTTCGTTCATTTCATCGACGCGAATAGGAAGCATTGGAGTTTTATTCAGATGCCGATCTACCCACCCGAGGAGGTCTAAACTCTGGTTCTTCTGCGACAGATAATCCGATGCAGTAGCGGCAAAGCGTGGGTCAAGCGGATGAGGCATGAACTCGACCGGATCGACAGGGCTCTCGCCCTCGATATCCCACCAGTAGGCGCGCTTCCCGTCATCAGACCAAAGGCACTCAAATATGCGACCATCATCGTCACGCGCCCATATGGGCAAGGAATTGCCAATTGGCAGTCCGATTGCAGAGCCGATCACCTGATCGATGCTCTTGTCTGCCTCGGAGATCGGCTTCCATGCGAATTGGCGCAGCGCTTCCTCAGCCTTCTCAGCGCGGGCTATAGCGTTGGAGTAGAGGGTGGAGAGTTGGGTTATGTCGTCAAATTCGTAGCATTTCTGCATGCTTTCGAGATCGCCGCCGAATTGGGCGTGGGCAGCGAGAACGTCAGGATGGATTTTCATACCCGGTTCCACTTCCAATGATTGCGGCCGTACAGCACCCACAGGGCAGCATTCATCGGCAGGAGGCCGTAAGCGCCCGTTGTCAGTATCCAGAGGAGCCAGAGAGCTTGATTGACCAGACCGTACAGCCAAGCATTGCGGGACTTATTCCCGGCAAGGATCGTCATGTAGATCGTGATGGCCGAAAGCAGCCAAGGCAGTTGGTCGCGGATGATCTCGCTCATTGCAGCCTCCCCGTGGCCGAAGTGGATGTTCTTTGATACGGAGACATATCCCCATCATGCGGTCGTGCATTCGACTGCACAGGCCCAATCTTTTCAGTGCAAGGAACGCAGCGAAAATGTTCATGGTCCAACCCGCACGAAGCAAAGTCATAGATCGCCGCAGAGGAGCCAACGGATGACATGAACCTGCCGCAGTCATCGCATTTCGGAAGATTGGTCATTGCAGCCTCCCCGTTGTTCTGTCTGTGAGGTGGTTAAGGGTGGGAGGGGTCATTGAGCTGCCGCCTGCGCTGAAATGGTATCGTTGCAGTTGGCGATCTGCATGGCGCGCTTGTTGCGCTCTATCATCTGTTCGGCTGTGATGACGGGGGCGTCCTTGAGTGCCATGATGCGCTCGAAATATTCGGCCTTTTCCTCGTTGAACTCTTCCGGCGTGGGAGCGAGGCCGTTGCGCTGCTTGTATTCCTGGTGCTCGTTCAGGAAGCCAAGGCGAAGGGCTTTGACGCGGGCCTGAGCCTCTGGCGAACGCTCTACAACAGGCTCTGGCTTCATCGAGTCCAGAGTGGCACGGGCTCTGGCCAGATCGTCGCTGATCAACCGCTGTTCGGCGCGAACCATCGCAGCCAGTTCAGGGGGAAGCGGGATGAAAGACTTGCGATCGATATCGTATTCGCCGCGAACCAACTTCTTGCAGGCAATAGTTAGAGCCTCGCTCGACAATCCCGAAAGGGCGTAGGAATAGACCTTGTTGACATCTTCCGCCTTGATCGTGCTAGGGAGGCCCATGCCACCAGTCCGCAACGTGCGGATAGCCTTTGCCGCACCTTCTTCACCGCAGGGGCGAAGCTTGTCAGCGATGGCGGTAATCTGCTGCTGCAAGGTCGATGATGTTGCTACTAGCGCCGTCGTCATTGTCGTGTTTCCCGTTGATGACTTTGTCGAGTTCCCGGTCAACAGCCTCGTTGTGAAGCTGGAAGGCCGTCTTGCGTGGCGGGCCGGTCGTATTGGCCTTGTTGTTTCGGACCCAGTACCGCCATGTGGCGGGCCAATCCTGCTTGGTGGCCGAGGCCCCCGATTTCGAAATCCAGAAGTCTCTGAACTTGTCCGCTTCGAATTGAACGGCTTGGGAAGACATGCCGAGGTCAGTGGCAAATTGCCTGTCTGCTTCGGAAGGCTCCCAGTCGTCAGCGATGCGAGTTCCTTTTTTTGGAGAAACGGTAGTTTCTCTTTTTTCACTCTGGCTTCTGGCATCTGGTATCTGGGCTTTAACCTGCCCCTTATCCGATGGGTTAACCGAACCTTGGCTAACCCCTTGATTTCTAAGGGACGGGTTTCCGCCTCTCATTCCATTATCTCTGTTCGATCTCGCCTTCATCTCGTCGCGAACCATGCGTCTGCTCAAGATGATCCCGTGGTCTGTGACGCTGTAGACGCCATTTCTTCCCAGCTCTTTCAGGGACGATCGGACGGCCTTCAGGGGCACATCAATCAGCCGAGCAAGAGCCTCGTCAGTCACGGCTATGCCATTCACCATGAGGTGACCGTATGGGTCAGCCTCGTGCATGATCCCGAGCATTTCGAGCCAGACGTACCGGCTCAAAGGCTCACACATTCTCAGGGCTGGGTCGGCTCGCCAGTCGGATGGGTAGAATTTCATCCACGGCTGCTTCACCATTACGCGGACGCCTTTTCCATGCGCCGATGGGCGATCATGAAAGCGCGGATTTCCGCTTCTGTTTCTGGCCATACCCGGCCAGACTTCCCTCTGACGCCGACACTGCGAAGCCGCTCGAACAGCCGGCCATTGCCAACTGACCGACAGAAGTTCGGTTCACTCATGCCTGTTTCAGCAAGGAAGGCTTCAATGTCTGTGAGAAGGTTCGTTTGCATGAGGGCTATTATGCACGCTTTTGCGTTCGCCGCAAGTGCCCGCAACAACGTTCATGCAATTAATTTGAAATCTGGTAATTAGCAGCATGGCTACCGATTGGCGAACCAGACTCACAGATGCAATTGAGAAAGACGGTCGTTCCCGTCGCGAAATCGCACGCGAATGCGGGTTCGGAACCAATTTTGTGAGTGAACTGCTAGCTGGCGAAAAAGCGCCCAGCACTGACAGGGTAGTCAAGCTGGCAGAAGTTTTAGAGATCAGCCTGGCTTATATATTTACGGGCGTGGAAATGTCTCGGCAGGATGAAGAATTTCTGAAGATCGTGGCGGGTATGTCCGACAAAGAGAAAGAGCACCTGTTAGGTCTGCTCGAAACTCGCCAGAACAAATAACGTTCAAAATCACAACGTCCCGCTGTGCCCGTGTGAGCGCCATCCACGACAGCGCGATTTTCTCCGTCATATCCATAGTGGCGATAATCCCTCCCCTGTTACAGGCTCCATCCCTGCCCATCCATTGAACGCCAGTGCGTGCGCTTTGTAAATGGGGATAAATTCCTATACCACGTTTTCGGCCGTTTTGTCGTGCACTTTTTTGCGTTCATCACGCTTGACGTGACCGCAAAAGCGTGCGATGTTGTGTAGGTAAGCAGCGGCCACAACCACCCAACCGGAGACGAAGATGAAATCGCATGAAGCTCACCACATCGCACAGCTCGCTCTTCGCGGCGACATCAAGGACCGCGCTCTAATCCAGGAAGCCTACGGGCAGTTGGTAAATGTCGCATCGACGAGCTTCGGAACCGAAGCATTTCTGTTGGCTGATCGCTTCCCTGACATTTGCGACCGCTCTGACCTCGATTGGCTCAACGAGATCGACGACGAGGAAGGCTCCAACACCAGCTTTTACGACCCGATCTACTCCGACGCTTGATCGCGTTCGGCATGGTCCTTCGGGGCCATATCGAAACTGATCCGCAGCGGCCACAACCACCCAACCGGTGATCAGGTCGCTACATCGAAAGACGCAAACGACCGGAGACGAAGATGGAAAAGGCAATCTACACAATCGAAGCTTCCACCGAATGGGGTGCCGGTATTGGCCCGAACGGCACTGGCAAGCGCGCAAAGGTTTCCGGCTTCTACGTTGTCAGCCCTGATGGGCGCAAGGCTCGGGCTTTCAAGGGAGCAAATGCTGAAAAGCAGGCTGCAGAATGGGCTTCCCACCTCAATGAAACTCTTCTCGGCTTAGCGGCCTAATACCCGCTTCGCCCCGCCGCGAGGATGTCGCGGTCATGAACGTCGGTGGGCAGACGTGGCAGCTCGGAGAGACGGCAAATGGAGAACAAAATGACTGTAGGGCCGAAAGACTTTTTTGATGATGGCTTCGACGCAAGCCGTGACGGCGATAGCGCCTTACAGGCTGCGGCCCGCGAAGCCGGATGGGCTCTTTCAACTTTGGTTGATGAGATCAAATTTGAGAAGCGCCAACAGGTTGTCAACATCATCAATCGGCTGTCAGCGGCCCTCAAAGCCACCTCATAAGCAATCCACAGCGGCCACAACCACCCAACCGGTGATCTGGTCGCTACATCGAAACCTCGGGAGAAGATGATGAGCAAGAGAAACCGCCTGAAGAAAGAAGCTGAAGTAACCGCAGCATCCAAGCCCTTGTCGCCGTCATCCGGCCTGACACTCGGCTCTCACAAGTTTCCTGCCTTTGATGGCTTGTCGGCAGCGTTCGGCGCTCGTCTGGCGGACTACCCGAGGATGGAGGCTGTTCCGAAGCAGTTTCAGGAACATTCCGGCCAGTATCAGAACGTCGTCTCTTCGCTGTTTTTCAGGGGCGGAAAGCTCTCCGACTATGGCCTTGACTTCAAGCCATCGATCGACCGTGCCGCCGCCATGACCGCACTACGCGCCCTTCTCGGGTCGTTTGATCCGAAGCACGAACACAAGACCGCAGTCGTCGCATGGGCCCTGTCCGAGTGGTGTGATGGAACTCCAATCTCCTAACCCCGCAGTACCCCTCACCTCACCCATCTGCTCACTGCATAGAAAGACACAAGGGAGACTGAAATGCCGGAGTTGATCGCAGCGGTTCAGAACCTGCTCACGAACAAACAGTCCAAGTACACGGATCGGAACGGTCGGCGCATCAGCATTCAAGACGAGAACGGCGAACTGATGTGGCTCGTCTCGTTTGACGACATGATCGAAGTCGAAGCCGCCCTGCGCGATGTTCTCTCCAAAGCCACCTCCTGACCCCACCACCTCACCCATCTGGTCACTGCATAGAAAGACACAAGGGAGAATACGATGACGAAGACAGTGAAGCGATACGACCTGAAGCAGGAAGGCGACTACAGCCAGGTTGAAGGCGTGATGAACGAAGTCAGCAATGGCGATTGGGTCTCTGCCGACGACTACGACACCCTGCAAGAGGAGGCCTTTCGCCTGCGAAACATCATCATCGACGCGACACTGAACGTCAAGGTGGCGCTTTCGGATCTTTCCGAGGCCTGACCACCGCTTAGCCCATCCCACCAATCTAGCAGGAGTCGGAAACATGGCAATGGTTCAACCATATCACATCGAAACGGCAGATGGCCTTGTGTGGACCGGAGCCGGCTACTCTTACGATGACCTCGACGCGCAATTCTTCGATACCGAGGAAGACGCCCTGTTTGAGATCCACACGCTCGATCTCCAGGAAGTCGTCGTGGAAAGCTACCAGCGGTATTCCAGCACCTCATTCCCCAAGATTTACGACGCGACGGAGGCTAGAGCAGCATGATCACCAACCGCCCACATATCGCCGTAGAAGTCCCCGTGGACACGCTTCAGGACATTCGCGGATGGGTAGCCCATTGGGAAGAGGACGCCCGTTGCAACCTCGTTCCGACGAGGGAAAGCCTTTCGATCGTTCGCGGGCTGATTGGTGCCGCGCTCGACCAGCCGCGTGTTTTCCAGTGGGAGGCAGTGGAATGACCGACAAACCAATTCTGTTTTCGGCGCCGATGGTCCGCGCCTTGCTCGCCGCGACAAAGACGCAGACCCGGCGCGAGATCAAGCCGCGAGGTACGCGTCCGAGCATCTTCAACGGCGGGTGGACTGACAGCTATGTGCTCGACCCCGGCAACGAGAGCTGGCGGCGGCAGGATATCCGTGTTGCGACCGGCGACCGCTTGTGGGTCAAAGAGACGTGGGCACCGCTGACAGCCGTAACCCACAACGATCCCGGCACTCAGGCAATCGCAGACGGCGGTTTCTATCGCGCCGACGAAGGCACGGTTGATGGCGAAGTCTCTAAGTGGAAGCCGTCGATCTTCATGCCCCGGCATGCATCGCGTCTCACCCTGACCGTCACCGACGTGAAGGTGGAGCGGCTGCAGGATATCAGCGAGGCCGACGCGAAGGCTGAGGGCGCGATCCCATATCATTGCGCGGCTTCGAAGCTGGACTATTACGGCCCGACCCACGCCATGTGCGGCCAAGATCACCGGGCAGGCTTTTGCCAAATTTGGGAAAAGATCAACGGCATCGACAGCTGGAACGCAAACCCATGGGTAGTTGCCTACACCTTCACGGTTCAGCGCGGCAATATCGATCAGATTGAGCGGGTGGCGGCATGAGATACGACCTCGGCACTATCGCCGGAGCTAATCGCCCGTCCGACATCATGAGTGCGAACCGCAGATATGGATGGGGGCTGTTCTCCATTTTCATGCTCGCTGCCAATCTTTCTCTGATCATCTTCGCTGTGTGGGGGTGGAGATGACCACAGTAACCCAGATGCGAGAGATTTTTATATTCAGCGCGCAGGGCTGGAAGCGAGATCGATCCAGAGCCCGCACCGCCGAACAATTCAAGGTAGCCCAAGACCATTTGGAAGCCTGCCGGAAGCAAGTCGAGTTCTGGCGCTCCAGAGAGAAGGAAATCAGCAATGACAATCGCCGTTAACGAACGCGCCGTGATTGGCGGGAACAATCCGCCCGTGCCGATGACAGCCTTCGACGCGATCAAGATTGATATAGATGATCTATGCGAGGAGGCGAACGTCTGGCTGGACGGAGAACAGGTTACTACCCAAGAGCAAGCCGACGCCATCAATACCCTGATCGATCGCATCATGAAAGCGGCCAATGCCGCCGACGAACAGCGTGGCATCGAGAAGGAGCCGCACGACACGGCAATTGATGAAATTCAGGGTCGCTACAACAAGCTGATTGCCGGGGTTTTCTCGAAAAACAAATCAGTCACCGGCAGCGCCAAGCTGGCTATCGACGCAGCAAAGAAGGCCCTCGCTCCCTACCTCTTGAAGCAGGAGCAGGAGCAGGCAGAGATTGCCCGTCTTGCCCGCGTCGAAGCTGACCGCCTTCAAGAGCAGGCCCGTGAGGCCATGAGGCAGCGCGATGCAGCCAATCTATCACAGGTGGCTGAAGCCGAAAGCCTCGTCATCCAGGCTAAGGCAGCGACGAAGTTTGCCGACAAAGCCGAGGGGACCAAGATCCACGCCAGAGGGGAAGGCAGGGCAATAGGCCTCCGTACTGTCTACCGCGCCGTCATGGACGACAAGAAGCTTGCGGCGTCTTGGGTATGGGTTGATCGCCAGGACGAACTGATAGCCTTCATCCAAGACCTCGCAGACAAGGCCGTTCGTGGCGGCAAGCATACAATTCCGGGATTTTCCGTCATCGAAGAGAAAGTTTTGTGATGTTCGACCAGCTCTCTGCAGAATTCCCGCGTGATGCCATTAGCTGGCGTGCGCAGTCCGTCACGAAGGACGGCACCAAGGCAATGGCTTTGGCCTATATCGACGCCCGCGATGTTATGGACCGTCTTGACGAGGTGTGTGGACCGTCTGAATGGCAGGACCGATACGAGTTCCATGGGGCTCGTACCGTTTGCTACCTGTCGATCCGCGTCAATGGTGAATGGATCACCAAGGCTGACGGCGCTGGAGACAGTGACGTAGAGGCCGAGAAGGGAGCTATTTCTGATGCTCTGAAGCGTGCCGCAGTCAAATGGGGCATTGGCCGATATCTCTACCACCTCAAGTCACCGTGGGTTCCATGCGAAACTTCGGACTACAACGGCAAGAAGCAGTGGAAGAGCTGGACGGCAAGCCCGTGGGATTATGTTCGCGGCCAGCCACCAGTAGCCAAGAAAGAGCCTGAAGCTCCAAAGGCTACAAGCGCCGCAGAACAAAAGCGCCAGTTGCTGGAAATCGATAAGGATTTGCTCGACGCCCATTCCGTTTCCGATGTGAAGCGGGTTGCCGACATTTGGCAGACGATTGCCACCCGTGACGGTTGGTCACGAGATTACAAGCTAGCCGCCAAGGAGAAGTTCGACGCGGCCCGCGCCAGCCTCACCGACACGGTGGACGAAATCGAAAACACCTTCCCCGGTTCTCGCACTGTCGATGACCGTATGCACCCTCTCAACGCAGGATAAATCATCATGGCCGGCAGTGTTAACAAAGTGATTTTGATCGGAAATGTTTGCGCCGATGTGGAAATTAGGAGGACCCAGAGCGGTTCGCCTATCGCAAATTTGTCCATCGCCACGAATGAAACATGGCGAGACAAAAATTCGGGCGAGCGCAAGGAGAAGGCTGAATTTCACCGCGTCGTCATCTTCAACGAAGGCCTGTGCAAGGTGGCTGAGTCCTACCTGAAAAAGGGGAGCAAGGTCTATATCGAAGGCTCCCTCCAGACCCGCAAATGGCAGGATAAGGACGGCCAGGATAAGTACTCGACGGAGATTGTACTACAGGGCTTCAACTCCACGCTGACGATGCTGGATGGACCCGGCGACAAGTCGAAAGACAATCATCGAGCCGATGAACCGGCCAAGTCATTTGCCGAAGACCTTGATGATGAATTGATCTTTTAGGAGGCCGTCATGAGCAAGACCGAACATCCGCCCATTTACGTCATTCGCCGTGGCGACGTTTTGCAGCCCGAGATGCAGGCCGACGCCGAGATGATCCGCAAGATGAAGCCCGGAGAGCGTATCCGGGTGGATCTCCGCACCGGACGGTCTCCGTCAAGGCTCCGGTTCTACTGGCAGCTGCTTAACCGGCTGATCGAAGCTACGGATTGCTGCCCGAATGTCGAAGCCCTTCACAGCGTGATCAAGCTCGATCTGGGCCATGCAACGCCTGTCCGGCTTCGGAATGGGATGACGGTTCTTGTCCCGTCCAGCATAGCCTTCGACAAGATGACGGAAGAATCCTTTGCCGAGTATCTGGAGCGGGCAATCGAGTGGATCGGATCTAACTTCGGCGTCACTCCAGACCAACTGATGAACCGTGGGGAGAAGGCAGCATGAACAATCTCGTCCAGTCGCACCTATCGCGTCATCCTAAAGCCAGACCAACCACCATATCGGACAAGATCAAGATCCAGGCCACATGCGAACAGCTACGCTCTGAGATTGCTGGCCTACACCATGCCAACGAGTTTCGCGCCCGCGTCAATCACCAGCCGGAAGCTGGGTTGCTTGCTCGCACGGTCAATGTGCTGGGGAAGCTGTTTAAGGTGCTGGCAGCGAGGTTAGTTCAATGACGAGGATCGTAGCGGTAGCTATCCAATGCGGCGCAACCATTTCCCTGCTTCCGCCTGCCCGTCATCATACCATTCTCCAGAGCATGGACCTGATCATGGGCATTGATACGGAGAAGGTTCTGCCGTCTGAGCAAGGGTTTCTCACGGATGAGGGCCGGTTCGTCAATCGCGTTGAGGCCTTCTACATCGCTTGGAAGGCTGAGCAGTTCTTGAAGCCTTCTAACGGGCCCGAACTCTTTTCGGAGGATCTTTGGTAATGGGCTTCCGTATCAATCCAGCTATTGCGCCAGACATAACACCGAAGGCCAAGCCGACGAAGAGCAAGGACTATCTTGCGTTCATCCATCTGCTCCCGTGCGTCATCACCGGCCAATATGAGGTCCAAGCCGCACACCTGTCTATGGCAGCACCAAAGTATGGCCATTACGGACGCGGCAAGGGCAGCAAGGTTTCGGATAGGTGGGTGCTCCCGCTCTCCCCAGCCAAGCACGCACGCCAGCATGAAATTGGTGAGGACCTGTTTTGGCGCAACGCCGGGATAGACCCACACATCCTGGCGTTAACCATTCATGGCCTGTGGACTGATTTGGGCGACGATGCCGAGCCGTTCGCCACTGCCATTATCAATCAAGCGAGGCTTTCATGACCCAGCAAGAACACGGATCTGTCGCCATGGGCGATAGCACACTGCAATCCCGCGTCCAGCCTTGGATGATGGCCTGTTTTGGGCCTGAGATTTCCGCCGACCGGCTTGAACGGAACGATCGGTTCATTGAGGAAGCTTTGGAGTTGGTACAGGCCAGCGATTACCCGAAAGAGCGGGCGCTTGCTCTGGTCGATTACGTCTATGGCCGAGACCAAGGCGAGATCAATCAGGAAGTTGGCGGGGTTATGATCACGCTGGCCGCTCATTGCCTCGCCCACGGCGTTGATATGCATGAGGCAGGCGAAACGGAACTGGCCCGTATCTGGACAAAGGTTGATGCTATCCGAGCAAAGCAGGCCGCAAAGCCGACAGGATCAGCCTTGCCGGTCTCCGCTCCCCAGCCCGCCCATGGTACGTCCGCAACGGAGCGGGTGACCTCGGATCAGCCGGTATTGTTCGGCCTTGAAGCGCAAGGTCATATTCCCACCGTCGAGGCCGCTCTTTCTGAAGGCACAGATTGGCAGCAGATAGGCCGACGCATCGGATGGGACGGTGAAACTGCGAGGCAATACTACGAGCGCCACCTTGCTCGTTCCGCCCTCGCCACCCCCACACCGAATGAGGTGCCAAGCAACCAGCATGAGTTTGTCCCTGATCAGAAATATCCATGGTTCTGCGCCCACTGTGGCTACGTTCCTCATGAGCCGTTGATGCATTTCTCCACTCCCACACCAAAGGAGGAGTGCAAGTGATCAAGATTAATAGCGAACAGACGGCCTATAATATCGGCTATGACAATCCGGCGCTTCCATACAGGGGAAATTTTCTGTCACCTCACATGGTGATTTCTAACGCCTATTATTGCGGTCAAGCCGATGCGCAAAATCACGCGCCCAGAGCATCTGATTTTAGACTGGATGACTACGATTTCCCAAGCTGCGAAAGGAAGTCTCCGGTTCCCGTCGCACCCGATGCCCGCTCCATCATCGATGAGCATAAGAACTACGAGCGCGAAATCGCGTCCCTGCAATACCGACTGGAAGAAGCCGAAAGCCACTTGGCAAGGCTATCCGTGCAGGAGTTCCCCGAAGATGTAATGCAGGTTGCCGCGCAGTCATGCCGAGATGCCTACTACTCCCCCACAAATTTTGATGGGACTCCCTCTATAGTCTGCAAGGCTGTAGCCAGAGCCGTTCTTGCCGAGCGCCAAAAATGGAGCGCCCTCGCCCAGCAGCCTATATCCGTGCAGGCGCCTGTAGCCTGGCGATATAAAAGGACGGAGTGGGGCGAAGAGTTCTGGCATTGCTCCGCCTGTGAACCGCGCACAAAGGAAGAAAGAGAGAGATGGGAACCCCTCTACACCGCTCCAACAGTCGGAGGTGGTCCAGAATTAAACCCAATAGAGACAGCCGCCGAAAAGGCAATCCATTATTACAACGGGTTAGGAGACGGATACCCAAGCGTGACGGTGGTCTTCAATTGTATCGAAGATGCTGAACCTTTTCGCTCCGCAATCGAAAAATTCGTAACCCGATACGTAGGAGCGTCCAAATGACCGAGATGATTGAACGGGTTGCGCAGGCGATCTTGAGAGAGAAGCAGAATAACCGGTCTGCATTCCCGTGTAACCTAGATTTGGCACGTGCCGCCATCGAAGCCATGCGAGTTCCCACAAAAGCCATGGAAGATGTCGCACGATCAACAGCAGATCCATGGTGTGAGAGTTGGCCGCTAATGATCGACGCCGCTCTCAGGGAGACGGAAGAATGAAAATAACTGAGGAAATGATCGAAGCTGCCCGCTCTGCATATGCAGCAGGCGATCTGCCTAATGATGTGTGTTCTTACGAAGGCATGCGTGATGCCTTGGAGGCCGCGCTTTCCCTGGCTGAGTCAACACCCGTACCCACCGAGCCGTGTGAGTGGGGAATGGTCCCGAAGATTCTGACCCCAAGAATTGTTCAGTACCTTCAGACGAATACCGAGATGGGCGCCTACGTCTGCGAAAACCTACTGGGAGCCTATGGCCTGATGGATGAATATCACACGGCCCTGATTTCTGCATGCGTCAAAGATGCCAGCGGTTTGTCATCAAACCCAATTGACCCCGATCCAAACCCCAAATTCTTCGGACAAGAATGGCTTGACGAAGAATACCGCGTCGATGGGGCTGGTACGATCTGGGACCGCAAGACCGGAGAAAACGTATCCGAACGTCTTCGTAGGGAGAGCAAGGAATGAGCGACCAACGCGATATTTACGAAGTGGCCAATCAGCTCGGTGGCTATGTTGGCCCCACCACGCCTGAGTTCCTGAAGAAATTCCTGCTGCGCGAGTCTGAGGAAGCCTCAAAGCTTGCCGATCGTATCATTCACCTCGAAAAGGCACTTCGAGACATAGCCGAAGAACGTGGCAGATGCTCCAAGTGTGGGAAATTGGCCGATATGCCGAGTAATTGCGTTAGTTGCGATAACTATCGCGCTTGCACGTGGGCCCCACAAAACCCTGCAGACATTGCCCGTGCAGCTCTGGACGCAAAGGAGAGGAAGGAATGACAGTCTACACGCCGGCCACCCTTGCCAAGAAATGGGAATGTTCAGAGCGCCACGTGCGCAACCTTATCACCAGCGGCCAATTGCCTTCATTCCGGCTTGGTGAAAAGCTCCTGCGGATCAGGGGTGAAGAAGTGGAGAAATTTGAATGCCAGATTGGCGCATCACACGACTACGAGGAGAATATTGCCTCACCTGGGAAGACGAGGCTGGAGTCAGGCGCCGTTATAAGCTTGGAACAGCCGATCCGAAAGAAGCGAACCGCCGCGCCACGTCTCGATATGCGGAACTGACCAGACCGAAAGGTACGACGGTCAAGGATATCTGGAATGCCTACTGTCACGCCAAGGAGGGCTTGGCAGTGCTCGAGACGATGAAACACACATGGAAGGCTCTCGAGCCAAGGTTCGGCCGCATAGAGGCGACAGAGGTATCAATTGACGATTGCCGAGCTCACACGCTCGAGCGCAGAGCAGCCAAGACCACGAAAAACCCAGACGGCATTCAGGATGGAACAATCCATACCGAGCTCGGACATCTGCGCATGGTGCTGAAGTGGGCCGAGAATAACCGGATCATTGCTCGAGCTCCACATATAGAGAGACCGGCCAAGCCAGAGCCGAAGGATTATCACATCTCGAGAGACGAGGTGAAGACACTGATGGCCTGCGCCAACGTCCCGCACATCCGCCTGCTCATCCGTCTGCTCATCAGCACAGGAGCTCGAGTGACGGCAGCGCTGCAGCTTACGTGGGACAGGGTGGAGCTCGACCGTGGGATTATCAACCTGCGTAACCCGTTCGATCGCTCGAGGCGGAAAGGACGCGCCACGGTGCCAATCAATAAGCAGTTGCTTGAGGATCTGCTCGAGGCCAAGAAACTGGCCATGTCGCCATTCGTCATAGAATGGGCCGGGAAGAATGTAGTCTCAGTAAAAAAGGGGATGAAGGCTGCGGCTATCGCGGCGGGGTTGCCGGATGTAACGCCGCATGTGTTGCGTCATTCGGCCGGCGTATGGCTGGCGGAAGACGGACACAGCATGGCGGAGATTGCGCAATTTCTCGGCCATGGGAATACGCGGACAACGGAGAAAGTCTACGCCCGCTTTAGCCCGGAATATCTGCGCGGGCTTGCATCATCTCTCGAGCTCTAAATCAACGTAGTGCTCTTGTGGCATGCTGAACCGGAGATGAGGAACAGAAAGTGATTCTAATGCCTGAAACGACCTTTCAAGAAGTGCTCTTTTCCCGTAAAAGGTCGGTTTGCGGCCAAGGGAACAATGTTGACATCGTAGGGGTCACAGGTTCAATCCCTGTTACGCCCACCATCCTTTTCAAGCACTTAGCTGCTTTCTGCGAAGCGCCCTCTAGGTTCAATGAACTTGGAGGGCGAATATTACTGCCCCAAAGACGTGGGACGATTGCCTGACAGTCGGGACAAGTCACGCTCTAGCCTTTGCTGGTTTTCCTTCAGATCAAAGATGATATCGCGGGCGCCGTAAGTGGATGCCTGCGCCTGCTTGATCTCGTCAATCTGCTTTTGAAGCTGAGCCTTCTGCATATCGTCGGACTGCCAGACGCGCTCCAGTTCGGCTCTCGGAACCATCTGGTCGTTGATCTTTCCGATTGATAGGTTCATCTGGCTGAATTTGTCGATGTACTCATTTCGGGACACGACACGGTTATTCTCGTAGGTCGCACGGAAATCCTGGAACGCGGCGATCGACACGGCATCCTTGGAGACCTCGGAAATGTTGACATCCAGCCTGTCCAGACCCTTGCTGAGGCTGCTATAGAAGAACGCGCCCCCTGTGGCTAAGACGGTGAAGCAGACGCCCGCCGCTGCCCAGATCACAGGCCATTGGGTTTTGGAATTGCTACGAAGCTCATTCGACAGGGTGCCGATGGCCGAATTGACCGTCTGAAACCCTGTGTTCATATTGCTGCGGATATCGATCAGGTCTTTGCCTTGGTTCTCCACCCTCTCGGAGAGACGGGCATAAGAGGCAAGAGGATCAAAGTTTCCATTGCTGGACATATCAGAATTCCCTGATGACATTTACAGCACCCGAAGCCATGTGTTTTCATGATTAACGATAGGGGAATGATTGGCGGGTACAATGAACCCAGCCGTAACGAACCCGTATCGTGCGGTCAGGCCGGTGCGCTCTGCTCTAACAGGACGTTCCGGCCGATCTTAGTCGATCGTGAGGGCAATCGCCGTGAACACGATTGAGGCTGTGACCAAGGCCACGAATATCCATGAGATGATTGTCAATCGGCTCATTGAAGCTTCTCCCTTGTCGCATCGTAGAAATCAGCGCACCGGCCGACGCGGGAGTTTGCCCGATCGGTCGAGAGGCGTTCGCGCTTCAGAACGGAAATCACCTCATCCCCTACATTGACCGGAGCGTGAGGCTCTTTCACCCTGCAGTCATCGGGGAGGGCGGGAAGAACAACGCGAGCCTGCGCCCTGCCCTGCGTCTTGGCGCTCTCATTTAAGGTCGAGCAAGAACTTGCGGTCAACGTCATCAAGACTGCAAGAACGGCCGGAAGTTTTGCGAAGAGCCTCATATTCCGAAATCCTCTTTTCAGCTTCATCACGCTGCGTTGCTTCGGCGGCGCGGGAGTTTTTCAGTTGGACCTGATAGGCCTCGATCACGATCCGGCCGGCGGATACCTGGCGCTCTAGCTCTGCGGCCTTGGCTTCGGCAGAGATGGCGCGAACCTCAAGCACCATGCCCTGCTTGGCCTCACGAACCTCAAGGGGGATGATGACCAGCCAGAACAGGAGAGAGGCAGCAGCGGCGCCCATTGCCATGCGGACGATGCCAGCAAAACCGCCGATGACGTTCCATAAGGCGATCATTGTTTCACCTCGCTGGAATTTATTCTACGTGACGCCATGATTTTCGCCGCCTAATGTCAGAGACAGTTGTGAAGTGGATGCCGTATTCCGCAGCAATATCTACGATGCGCCTGCTATCCTGACGGATGGCCCTAACCATATCGTCCGTTACCAGAGCATTTCCGTTTGCTTCGCCCGGGCGCGGGTGCGCTGTGTGCCGGGATTTCCCCATCATGTCGGCGGTATTGTCGGCCGGGGTTCCCAAGAATAGGTGATCCGGGTTCCAACAATTCCTTTTGTCACAGGTGTGAAGGACGAATATGCCCTTTGGGATTTCACCTTTATGCGCCCGATACGAATATCGGTGAACGCGCTCATTTACTGAGCCAATACGGATTTCACCGTACCCGTTATGTGTTTTGGAACCCTGCCAAAGCCAGCACCCGCCATCTTCGATTATTGACTTAGCGTTCAGCCTGTCCAAAGCTGGGGTAATCATCATTCCTTTTTTGCGGCCCATTTTACAATCTCCTTGTTGCACAAGTGACTGTAATATAATTATCTTTTAAAGTCGTCCTCGCGCTCCGAATTTTCGGTGGATTACTGCTTAACCTCTACGCTCGTCGTAGTTGGGGCGCTCTGGTCGATGGCCTGCGTTGCAGCTGCGGCCTTGTCTTTGTTTCGATCGTCAATCACGCCGCTGAAAAGGTAGCCATTGGCGATGATGCCGATCAGGAGGAAAGCGCCGTTCACGATATCCTGGTTAAGCCGCGTGTCTTCACCCGCAAGGGTTAGATAGATTATGACCACATAACAGACGCCAAGAGTTGAGAAGACGGCCCAGCGACGCCAGAGCCATGAGCGTTCAACAAAAGCTGGCATCAGCCGTCCTCGTAGAGTTTGGATTTTTTGGCCCAGTCGCGCCATGGGGTCAGCTCGAAATGGGGCATGTCCCAAGCGTCCGATGTGGTTTTGTCGCCGTCCATGTTCCAATCGCCACCCCAGCGCAGCGGGATGCCCTTCTCCTTGGCAATCCTCATGACGATATCGGCCAGCCGCTTGAAGGCCTTCCGATCGTTCCAGTCATAGGGGAATGGGAATAGATCGAACGCGATTGCCGGCACATAGTTGTGAGCAGACTGGCCGAACTTGGCCTTGCTCTTCCCGGTCTTATAGGCCCGGGTCTGCGCATCCCGGCCCCTGGTGCTATCGAGCACGCGGAAATCCATCTCCTTGATGGCCTCGTTGGCAATCGTCTTGAGATGCGGATGGCATTTGGACAAGTTTGTGAGCGATGCAACGCCGAAGACGGGCATGGTGATGTCCTTTGATTGTCAGGGGTGTTTGGCGCTTGCCTGATAGGTTGCACCGATGATACGAGATCCAACCGGGGCGACATGACCCCGAGGGTGGGGAAAAGATGAAACACAGCCGGAAGCCGACGAGACAGGACGTAACTTCGTGCTACAATTTGTTGCTAGGCCGTGAGCCCGAGAGCCAAAAGGCTGTTGATTGGCACGTCAACACCAGCAACACCGTCGCGGACATGATCGCCAAGATTGTCCGAAGCGATGAGTTTGAAAGCCGGTTCGGGATATTCAGAACTGGGACCTTCATGGCCGCAGACAAATTCGAGGTTGAGGTTGAATCCACCCCAGAGCAGCTTTCGAAGCTATTGGATCGCACCGCCCTCACTTGGAACGAGTTGGGCGTGGACGAGCCGCACTGGTCGGTGATCACGGACCCCAGCTTCAAGAGCGAAAGCATTGAAGCCAACCAGGACTCATTCTACAAAACAGGCGAGGCAGAGATTGGCCGGTTAGGCGCTCTCCTGCAGCGCAATGGCCTATCCTTCAGCAAGGACGCGACTTGCATTGACTTCGGCTGTGGGGTCGGCCGGCTGTCCCTGCCTCTGTCTGATCGCGTGAATAAGGTGATCGGCGTTGACATATCAAACGGTCATCTCACCGCAGCGAGACATGCGGCCACAAAGTACGATAAGCCGAATGCCTCGTTCGTAAAGATCGATGCCGTCAGCGATCTAGACAACCTGCCATCGTGCGACTTGCTGGTCACCCTGATTGTCCTTCAGCACAACCCGCCGCCGGTCATGCTCGCCATTCTGGAAAAGCTCCTTGCGCGTCTGAATCCGGGCGGCGTTGCAGTCTTCCAAGTCCCTGTTTACCGGGAAAACTACAGCTTCTCGATTGAAGAATATCTAGCGAAAACCCGCAGCCTTGACATGGAAATGCACCCTTTGCCGCCCAGCAAGGTATTCAAGGCAGTCTCAAAGGCCGGATGCGCCGTTCTTGAGGTCCGCGAAGACCTGCATGCCTATATGAGAGACATCGTTTCTCAGACCTTCCTCGTCCAGAAAGCGGCCGTGGAAAAACGTCCTTCGATCTGGAGCCCGTCTTATTGGCTTTCGAGCAAGACATATGACGAGTGAATGGCGACGGCAGCTCCGCTCGATGTCGTGACCTTTATCGAGATCGTGTCTGTGGCGCCGAAAGCGATGCCAGATGCAGTGGCCGCTTTTACCGAGAAGGACGCAGCGCCGGAAATCGTGCCCGTCAATGCGGTATCGACGTTGTTAATCCGCAAGACATATGTGAACGTCTGGCTTGCACCAGGTGCTGCACTCACCCGAACATAGAACTCCGTAACGCGTGACGGGCGAGCAACGACCGAATATGCTTCGGCCTGCGTTGGTGTCGCCTTGCCAGCCCCGAGATAGTAGACGGAATTGGTGGGAACTGACCCGCTAGCCTGATAGGTGTCATGGCGAGTGGGATTGCCCATGTCCGAGGACGAGCCCTGCGCAAAATGGTTGACTACCATATTTGACGAGCGGTTATTCCATGCGCGGTTGAAGTTGGCGGTGGCATCCTCAACGACGAGCGAAGTGGCATAGCTTGAACTGTCTTGAATGCCGATGTTATCGTAAATATCGTTTTGCTGTGCGGAGTTGGTGAGAGCAATCGCATTCGGGAAAGTCGCAGATCCGACATTCTGAAGCGTGTTGTTGTGCACTTTGGAGCGCGTAACACCGGAAAGCAGGATAGCCGATTCATTGACCTTGCTGATGATGTTGCCACTGATCTCGCAGAAATCACCCGTCGCAATCTGAATCGTCTTCTGGCTGGACGAAATAGCCATATCTCTATCAGAGAAAATATTATCCGGGATAATGAGGCCAGAGACCTCTGAAGCATCAACGAGAGAGCCGGCAGTTGACGCTCCCCAAGGGGAGTAAGTGTTCGCCCGGATAATCGAATTTCTGATATTCTTGGTGCCGGTCTTGCCGCGCAGGTAAACCATAGCGCCGCCGCCTGCTTGACGGTTGCACTCGATGGTGATGTCACGGTTTAGAATGCCCACTCCAGCGGCTGTGGCGTTGATGTTGACCAGGTTTGCAGACGTATTTGCAACATCCTCCACCGTGAAGGTGTTTTCGTAGATGCCGAGGGAACCTGTGCCGGGGCCGATGAGGAACCCGACGCCCGTGCAGTATAGGTCGTTGAAGGTGTAGCTGGCATCAGTCCCCGGATACGTGGTTGCATCCGAAATATCGAGGAAGTGAAACCCGCGAGCCTGGCAGTTGCGGATTTCAGCGGCTCCATAGCCGATCTGCTTGATGCATGTTCCGCCCTTGTTGGGGCTGTCAAACCGGGTCTTTGTAATCGACCACCAGCCGGCAAACTCAGTGCGCAGGCTTTCGAGCGCAAGGGAGTTTCGGTTGAAAAAGCCACCTTCCATGCGGACGAAGAAAGGCGCTTGTGCCGTTACCAGCGTTCCGTAGATGAAGCGCCACTGGTATTGCATAACCGCCGTTGCACGGAACTCCGAGGCCCCGAGCATGAAATGGATGGGTTTGTGACGAGGTTCGAAAAGGAGGCCTGAAGGTGGGGTATATGCGCCGCCTGACCCATCGGCCACTTGAGGCACCCAATCGATCGGCAAATTATGGAGATAGACTTTATAGCCGGGGGTGGCCCCAATGCCACCGTATGTGCAGAGGTAGTTGGCCCACAATTGCAAAGCCGCTGTATCGTTGGCTACACCATTACCAATCGCACCGAAGTCTTCCGGGTATGCGATGCCGAGCGCTTTACGTGCGTTCACGCCAAGGTCGAGCGTCACCCGCTGGGCGGCGGCATCGGCATCATCCAGTAGCGCTTTACCGGCCGCTGTCAGGTCGAAGGTTCCGGCCGTACCTGCACCCGTGAACTGAATGCCCTTATTGGCGGCACTGGTTAGCGCAGCAATGGCTGTAAGGTCCGCATCATAGGCTTGGACGTTGGTTCCGATGGCCAAGCCAAGATTTGTGCGGGCTGTGCCAACATTGGCGACATCCGAAAGATTGAGAGATGACCTGAGAAACCCGATCGGCGCATATGCATCAAACGCCTGTTTCGTCGTCAATGGCGTCATACGCTTGGAAGGGTTGGTCCCAGCCTCCGCTTCTGCCTGAGAGGCGACGGGCGCCCCGGCATCCACCAGCTTTTGAATGGTGGTTTGCCGGGTGGTTGCGCCATCAATGGCCACAACTTCGCTAGCTACCGGGGAGTTTTCCACCGGCAGGGCATTAATCCGAATTTCAGCCATGATTGCTCCTAGAGCTTGATGCAGCGAAGAGTTGTGGTGGAGCGAGGGCGGGTTTCCGTCGCTGTGCGAACGACCAGGGAGGCGTTGAAGCCCGTCTTGCGCCTTGTCACCGAGGTAGCCACATCGACCGCCAAGTCAGCGCCGCCGAGGCCATCGTCAAAGAATGCGCCGGTCCAATCCGCGATATCCTCGGGACTGGCCACAGCAGTTCGCCGGGAGGAGAATCCGCCCGTGATGTTCTGGATTGCGTCAAGCTGGGACTTGCCAACGGTCAGCGTTGCATCGACCCCACGGCCATCATCGGCGCCGCGCTCGAACTCACCACGGCTATCAAACAGCGGCATGCGCTTGTTTGTCGCAAAGTCAGCAGCCGCAGAAGCGCCACGGGTTGTAGCTACGCCGCCGTTTGTCTGGATTGGCAGGGTGGTGTTATCGAACTGACCCCAGAGGAGTTCGAACAACGGCTGAGTGTCGGCATTGGCCCGCGTGGTTGCGCCGGACGTTGGGTTGCCGATCGTGCCGCCGTTTTCCTTGATCCAGCCTGCCGGGGCTGTGGTTCGCCGGAAGCCTTGGACAGCGCCAGTTGGGACCGCAACAGCCGTTACCGATGCCGCGACCGCCGTAATCTGGGCAATGACGGCAGTCATCTGCGCGAAATTGGTGTAATCCCCATCGGCGGAGCCAGCGGCTGCATTGGTTATTTTAAAGCCAGCGGCTGAAATATTGCCAGACAGCGGCGCCGCACCGGATCGATAGAGTGCTTGGCTCAGCATTGATTGGATATCGTCAAACGGAACGTTCACTTGTGCGGCTAGCACCTTTTGGCCGGTGACAGCCCTATCCCGCGTGACGGTTGCGTTGCCGTTTGTGTCGATTGGCATCGGCATTTCTCCATGCGCAAGCGCCCCGGATTGCAGGGCATTTGAGGATCGGTTATGGTGGGTTTTTCAAATCGGGGTTTTGATGGGCTGGAAGTTATTCCAAGCGGCCATATTTGGGTCGATTATCGTTCTGGCAATAGAGTACAAATGGGAGGCTGACGGCCTCGCCATAGGCGTCCTAGCCGGAATGACATCATGGTATGCTACCGGTCTGGCAAGCGGCCTTGGTTCGCTTGTGCGGCGGCTTGCTGGCCGATCAGAGCCTCTACTACCGCAGCCAACCGTGGGTCACTTAGACGGGTGGGCGCGAGAAGTTGGTTTGATAGATAAGCCTGTACTGGACGGCTCATCAGCCCACGACCTGCGACAGTAGGAACTGCCATACCGGTCAGAGCCCCGATTATGGCGCCGGCCGGACCTCCAGCAATAGCCCCGGTTCCCGCGCCACCGGCGCCAAGAAGGCCACCAATAGTCCGCGCATTGAGCCTGGTTGATGTTCCGCTGTCAGGGAGAGGCTTAAGAAGTGACTCACCGGCTCTAGCTAGCTCATCAAAATCACCTTCAGCGCGAGCGTATTGGCCAGCTCTCCCAGAAACTGCAGCTTGTCGCAGTTTAGCAGGCGATATGCTTCCAAGGGCCGCGTTCTCACCCGCCCCTGTTGCGGCTTTCTCAAGAACCTTCATGTTCCCATATTCGCGGCGCAGTCGTGCCCACTCTGTGGCGTCTTCAGGAGTGACGGAACGCGTCATCCCATCGTCAAGAGTGTTGCGTAGCCCGCGAATGGCATCGGCAAACTCAGTGTCTGAGTTTCGAGCCCTGTGTGCCGTTTTGGTGAGGCGCGATCGGATAGTCTGATAATCTGCGCCCGACATATTGCCGCCGCCAGTGTTGAACCTCTCAATAATATCATCAGCGAGATTGCGAACAATTTCCCGCTGATCCGTCGGAAGGACGCGTTCATATCGGTTTAGGGTTTGCCCTATACCTTGCCCAATCTGCGGGTCAGACCGGAGAGTGTTTCTTGCGGCTACGTCACGAAACCCCGTGGATAGACGATCATTGATCGCGGTCATGTTTTCGGGCGTGGCCAACCCTTGACCACCCGCCCGACGCATTGCCGCATCGGTAAACGCCGCTGCTTGATTATCGAGGAGGTTCGCCGTAGCGCCACCGCCCAATTCGCTTTCCATAGCCTTCAGGTTACGACCACCGGTCAATTGTCCTGCAGTCGGGCGGACGCCTTCGGCTCTGAGGACATCAGCAGCGGCAGCACGTTCTGGGGAAATACGTAGAGGCGTGATAGCCCGACCTGCTGCAGAAACCGCCATCGGCGCAAGAAGGGCGGCGGCTACACGAGCGTATGGCTCAACTGCCGACCCTTCCGTTAATTGTCCAGCGCCTTCGCTAGCAAGGCCAGGTGCGGCGCCAAACTTGAGAAGGTTCCCCGGAGACAAGCCACCAAAAGCAGCGGCACCTGGAAGAAACTCACCAACAGTTCCAGCATACTCCCCTGCCGTTGTCTGAGGCTCGTATTCGGAAGCTCCGCCGCTTATGGTGGAGACGCCTTCCCTTGCCTTTGTCCCGCTGAACGGGCTGTAAGCGCCAACCTTCTCCATTATTGCTGGATCCGGGCCACCAAAGAATGTGCCCACTTCCGGTTCCTCACCGGTCGCGGTCTCATATGCCTTGCGTGTTAGCCACGTCCCGCCAGCCTTCATGAGATCGGAAAGCGTTCCGGGCAGGCCAACGAGATCGGCCGTTCCACGTGCTATTCCAGACGCACCTGATGCGGCAACATCACCAAGAGTAGACATCATGCCTCCTGATGAGGCGTCTCCACTCTCTGGTGAACCTCCAGCTTCCTGACGGCGCCTGCGAGCACGGGCAAGAGCCAAGGCCTTCTGCTGCTCTGGTGTCATTGAAACAGCTTCCTATCTTCTGGCGTCATGAATTCCCAATCAGCGGCATCAACGCCAGCGGGAACCTTTGAACCATCTGCGGGGATAAGTTCTTGAGCTTTATCTGTCCCGGTTTCCTTGATCGTCTTAACCAGATTATCGACAGCGCTCTGAGGAAGGCCATTTTTTAGTGCCTCTGCCGCTACCTGACGGCGAACCCTCTTTGCCTCTACACGGGCCTTCCCGTCTCCTGGCTGGGGAAGCAGGAGTTCGCCATAGCTCTTTTCTTCGTATGGAGTGAGAGCCGCGCCAGAGTCTTTGCGAAGATAAGCCTTGACGAAGTCGTTGCCCGCGTCTTTGGCTATCTGATATTCATCGCTCTGAAGGTAGTTACCCAAATTCATTGGGATGGCACTCGACGCAGCTCCACCAAGGCTAAGAAGCGCACCCTCGTATTTATCGAGAGTGGGTGTTGCGGCAGTCATTCGTGTTGCGAAGAACGAGTCCTTGCCTTGAGCTTCCGTCAGAGACTTACCCCCGCCGCCTTGCGAAAAATTGACCTCGCCATTAGGTCCAACGGACAGAGAAGTCCCACCGCTACCGCCACTGAGCATGAACTGGTTATATTCTGGCGTTCCGGCCTTAAGCCCCGCACGATCCGCACGAATTTCCAGAGCCCTTACTGAGTCGGGGGTTTTTTCCTGAGCCAAATTCGGAGACTGGAGCCAGCTTTCGGTGTTGGGGTCATAGACATTCCCATTACCAGCATTGATAAGCGGCTGACGCTTGGGCTGACGAGCCTGATCAAGTTCGATCTGACCCAACTCAAGCTGCTGGCGACGAAGGGGATCTGCGTCTTTCTGCTGCGCCTCGTATCTCTGGCGCTCCATCCACTGCTGCTGCTGGGCTACCTGCTCCTGCTGGCCCTGCTGCTGCTGCAGGAGAGCCTGGGCAATGGCGCGGGTCTGCGGCGTGGCCTGCGGGTCGGATAGGGCCTCTATGATGGCCGGGTTGATAGATGGCTGAGCCGATGGTTGGGCCTGTGCCATCTCTTGCAACATTGGAGCCTGCTGGGGAGTGTTGACCGTCTGCTGCTGGCCGATCGAGGATATAGCGGCGGGCTGCTGTGCTGCCATTGCCGGTTCTTGCCTACCGGGAAACGCGGCCATGGCTTCGGGAGTGCCACGAAATGCAGCAACCTCGCCAGAAAGACCCTGATCAGCAACCGGCATAGGTGCTTGCTGCTCGATCGCATCCGTTGCGGTCTGCGGCTGGGCCGATGCCATCTCAACAGGAGGCTGGCCACCGATCGCGCTCAAAACCATGCTTTCCGGGTATAGGGCGCCGGACTTGCCATGCTCCTGAATAATGAGACCACGCACGAACTTTGCAGCCATAGCGGGGTCATTCAAGTTGATATCGTCGTCAGGAGAAAGGCCCATTGACGCGGCAACATTCGCAGCAGCCTTGGTGTTTCCTGGCGTCCATCCCATATTGCCCGCAATAAGCTGATTGGCGGTCTTCTTGCCTCCATCATACTTGCGTTTGGCAAGTTGGAACATGGCATTCATACCCGCTTCAGGAGTAGCAAATACCGCCTGCGGGTCGCCTTGGTCAGTATTGACAGATGGGCCGACAATGCCGGGAACTTTTTGTCCAACAAACTTGATGTTGCCGGGGTTGTTATTCCTCATCCCGGCCGGGAGTTTTGCCCGCAGTGCAGGGTCGGACAGATATCCGCCAAGTTCCGTGCCATCATTGGCGAAAGAAGGGGAAACCGCCGCCCCGGCCGGTGATGTTGCGGCAATCTCTGCGGATGCGCTCGAGGCCGGAATAACGGACGATACCGCTGCGGTACCGGACGCGGTAGGAGTGCCCCCAGAAAGCGCATTAGCAATGAGTTCCTTGTTGCGGCTTGCAATGTCTGCGTCGGCATTGTCTGCCCTGCGGTAGTCGATACCGGCAAGCAGACCCTGAGCAACGCGATTGAGGCCCTGAGACCAATGGGCAACAGGGGAATAATCCATGGCTCCCTTGGCAAGGAGGTCAGCCGCAGCCCTTTCCTTCTCGACCTGAGCAGGAGTAAGCTTTTCGCCAGCGCGGCCCCAGAGGAATGCTTGATTGGCCATTAGGCGACCTTTCCGTAATCAACCATCTGGAAGCCTGCGCCGTCTCTGGCAACAGCCGATGGATTAACCTGCGCGACTTCATCGGCCATGACGCCCATTTCGACAGGGCCACCGCTGGTATATCGATAGGTGTAGACCGGCAATCCCGCGTCTGTTGAGCCAACGCGGCGAATATCAGTCTTCAGCCGGCGATCGGAGTACTTGATGCCAGCTGTCAGGCCTGTGCCAAGGAGGCCAAACAAGCCGCCCATCTTGGCATTCGAGCTAGCAAGTTCTGATTGGTATTTGCTATTGACAAGACCTGTATAATCGACTCCGCCAACCTGCGTCTGGGGCGTGTTGACAAACTCTGGTCCTTGGACCTGCGATCCGGACAGAAGCGCTCCGATCTCATTGAGCGGCTGGTTCCGTTCATAGCTGGCCTCTTGGAACGCCTGCTGCCGGCCGGTCAACGCCAATTGGTTATAGGCATCGTTCTTGGTCTGGCCAAAGTCTCCCATAGCCGATGTATAGGCAGCTGTGCCGGGACGAATGCCAGAGTTGACGAGCTGCGCCCTCAAGGCCTCCTGCTCACGGGCAAACCGAGGGTCAAGACGCGCCGAGCCCAATTCATTGAGCTTGGCCTCTGTGGCCGAATTCACGTCGAACGGCTGCGCAAGATAGTCCTTCAGGAAGTCTGAACGCTCGTTGGCGATAGTGCCAAGGTTGAGTTCCGCCGCTTGCGTCTGATCAAGGATTTGCTGCTGCTGAGGAGAGAGAGACGTTGTCGCCGTATATTTCGGCGTGGAAACCGTCTTACCCTGAGAGTCCACAAACGTATTGTTGCCGTTCTGGGTATAGGTCAGAGACCCATAAGGGCCTTGCTGATCAACCATGTTCAGCTGGGATTGGGTGAGCGCAGTATCTCGGTTCATTCCGCTCTGGGCTTGAGCCGTAGCGACGGGATCCGGTGCCTTCGGGGTTTTCATTCAGCGCTCCTGTCTGTAGCGGTATTCGTCTTTGAGCACACCAATCAGGAATGCATCACGACCCTTGCCGAATTGATTGCGCATTAGCCCCTCTATCTTCCCGCCAAGGCGTTCACCTAGTCGGGCTACTTCTGGGGTTTCTGTCGTTAACGTGAAGCGTTCGCACTTGAGGATGTCGAAGACGTAATCCCCTACGGCTCGCAAAATGGTACGGTTCCAGCCGTGACCAGCAATGGTCGCGTGGACGTTGGCGCCCTCAAAGACGTGAAAGATGACCCCGGCGACTATCTCGCCGTCTCTCTCAAGGCCAATGCATGTGAAGGGCGGGATGAAGGCGGAACCAATCTTCTCGGAGACAAAGGCCGCAACACGGTCATCGGTAACGAGCAAGGCTAGCTACCCCAATCCGCCATGTCGTAACTCATATCAATCCCGATGATTTCCGCATCGAGAGGTACGAGAGACCCGGATGTGATCTGCGCTCCCGTCGCCAGCGAATAGCCGATGCCACCGATGGAATACCAATCACCTTGCCAGATAGGAGTTTGAGATGAACCCCACTCGCTTTCGCCCCACGTTGCCGTTCCCCATTCACTCCCGACAGGAACAAAGGAAGCGGCAGGAGGCGCCGGGAGATTGACGATGTAGTCTTCCTGAACGGATAGCTGGGGATCGATCCTATATGGGCCTCTGGTCTGCAGGCGACCTTGACCGCCAACCTTCTGAGCGCCTGGAATGCCAAAGTCGGTAAAGAGTGGAACATACGTGGCCGTATATGGCCGGCCTTCGTCCAAGCCCGTCACCCAAGCTTCAATGATCTTGCCTTCCTGAGAGCCAAAGAACAGCCGGCCATTGAATATCTCAAGGCACGTGCCGCTCCAGTTGGTGAACTCGGCCCATGCTCCAGTCCGAGCATTGGATATGAACATTGATGCAGGCTGCTCGTTCACTGTCGGCAGGCAGATGATAACCATCTGCTTGTCGTCCCAAAGAATGCAATCCCACGGCTCGATAGAGCGCAGGCTGACTGCCTCGTTCCACACCGTCTCGATCGAGTAAGAGACGGCATTGGAGGATAGAATGGAGTAATCGACCTGGAGGGCTTGGGAGAGAGGAACAAAGCCGATCGATGTAGAGAAGATCAGATCGCCACCAGCGCGAATGAAGGCCTTTGGGCCTCTAGGCTTGCCCATCTGATACCGGCCAACCTTCTGCCAATCGGCAGGAGAAGCTGGATTAATGCCAGTGTAGACAACAATTTCGCCCTCATCCGTCACAAATATGCAGTTATCATTCAGGCCGTTGCCATAGTCGAGAGACCATGTAGCGCCGAGCATAAGCTTACCACCGAGGCTGAATTCAGCCCCCATCTGGAATAGCGCAGCCGCACCTGTGATTTGATCAACTGGCAGGTAATAGACATCCAGACTATCCTTCAAAATGAAGAAAAGCCTATTCTTATATGCCCACACATAGCTGAAATCGCTGGTGTGCAGTGGCGTTCCATCCGGCTTTGTGCCGGTAATGGCGCCATATAGCGGGTCAATGACGCCATCAGCCACGGCGGCGCCGGCAATGCTTCCGGTAATGGCTTCATTGTCCATGAATGGACCGCTGGTGATGGTCCCAATGAGGAGATACCCAGTGGTCCCAGTGGTTTCCACGACCTTCGTAATGGTTGCAGTTGCGCCGGATGTCCCACCGGTCAGGACCTCGCCCACAACGAAGTCCACCGTGCCGCCATCATAGTTCAGCCGATTGACTGGCTGGTCCGTGATCGCATACCAGGACGTACCGTCATAGATGTGCATCGGGTCATTGCCATTGACGATAATCAGGTAATTGCCGCCAGTTGTTGCAAACTGCTCGTCAATCCAATCACCGCCCGTCATGCCGGTGATAACGTCAAGGCCGTCAGTTGACCCTTCTCCAATGAAATCGCCGGTATCCGTAACGATGTCGTCGTCCTCGTCGGTGACCAGGATGTAGTTAATCGGTGAGGATATGGTGGTAATGTCGTAGACGGTCGTTTCGGTCGAGCCGAAGAACTTTTTGTTATTGCCAAAATTGTATGTGAACATCGCCGTTACCGGCAGATCACCAGCGCCAAGCGTTGCATAGATCTGGCAACCGCGCCGGATAACGCCACCCGTAGCCGTTGGGAATATGTTTTCGAGGACAGCGGCGCCCTGCGGTCCAGCTGGGGGCACAGCGAGGTTCTGGTTCGATATCCAGCCCGCTGTTGCTGCCGGGAACGTCGCTGTCTGGGCCGTGCGCGGCTTCTGGCGCTGTGTCGGAGTCCTCATGGAACATCAGGCCCTAGAGCATAGGGCCAACCAACGTGCAGATTGCCGGGACGATAGCGGGCATTGCTCCTGATGACGGTTGCGCCACGGTCGCGGGTTTGCGACTGCGAGAGGGCAATCTCATATGTCTGCATGTCCTCAGCATACTCCATGCGCTTCTGAGCCCTCCAGCGCCAGATAAGACCAAGCGTCAGCAGTCGCTCATCAAGTGCGAAGGTGTCCGAGTCAGTGGTGAATGCAGGCTTTCCAGCACCGCTCTCATCAACCGCTATATTCTTTGAGATGTAGGGGAACTGGGCAACGGAGCTTGCACCGGGAGCCGGCTGAAACTGCATACTGCCGCCAAGCATCATCCACCAGCCAGGAGGCGTGGCGCCGAGGAAGTAGCCGTTCTGGATCGCAACCCATGTGTCGAGATTGGGGGATTGGGTATAGCCCCAGAACCAAGAGGCGCCGTCAGAGACGCCTTGGGCAAGGTTCATGCGGTCATAGTCAACCGGCAATGGGAAAGCTGTTGCCGTCCCATCGCCAGTGATAGTGTTGATCTTCGTCAGCGCGCTCCAATCATGCGATTTCATGATATCGACACCAACCTCAGTCACGAGGTCAGCAATCTCCACCATGGTCTTTTCGGTGCTGGAGAACAGCGTCGAGGGCTTGCGCCCTATCAGCCTTACCAGTGCACTTTGAGCAGCGCCGAGGACGCTCACTTACGCAGCATCCCGTGCCATACCGACGAGCGACTCGTGCGACGGGTTGCCCAGTGGGGTCTGGCCGGTCTTCTCGCGGATGAAGGCCTTGAGGGCTGGGCTGTCCATAGCCTCAAATTCAGCATCGGACAGCATGACAGCGCTTTTGACTTCAGCTGGTGAAGGCTCTTTCACCGGGATGAGCGATGCCTTGAGCGCGGCTAGTTCGGCGCGGAGCTTGTCGATCTCGGCGCTGTCGGCCCTACCGCTCTGGCGGGCCTCGATATACGAGCGGGCCATATCCTTGAGGGAATTGCCAGCCATGCCCAATGTCTTGAGATTGTCGCCCTCAAGATGATAAAGCGCCTCGATCGAGTAGATCCGGAGAGCGCGGCACAGCGAAAGGTTCGCATCCGAAATGCCATGTGACTTCAGCATCTCCAGCGGGGTGCCGGATGCTTCCTGGTCGGCGCCGGAAAGGAAAGCGCGGTATTGCTCGCCCCAGCGTTCTGCAAACGTGATGATCTTGCCGTTTTCGCGCTTCCACATCGCATCGACGGGGAAAACGGGGGAATAGTTCTTCGATCCGGCAAAGCGGACCTCAACGACCTGGATCATCTTCTTGATCAGGTGGCCTTCACGCTCGGAAGCGTTGATATCTTCGATGCTCTCATATCGAAACAGCGGCGTGATGGTGATCTCGCGGGTGTCGATAGCGACTGATTCAGCCATGATATTGTCCTTTTGTCTGAGGAAAGGGGCAAAGGAAAAGGCGACCTGTTAGAGCCGCCTCTATGCATTGGTGATGGCTGATTAGGCCGGTACGGCGTTCTTGGCGCCACGGCTGACATGGAAGTACTGGCCGGTGACAATCGCCGTATTGACGGGCGTATAGAAGCCGCCAGCGCCGGTTGCTACCGTGTACGCCGGGACGGTCATCGTCACCTGCGTTCCGGTCGTGGCAGTTGCCGCAATGTCTGCGGATGCCTGGACCCAGTAGTATTCGCGGCCATCGTCGCCCATCTCGACATTGCCGAGTTTGTAGGACGGCGAGGAAATGCCGTTGTTGTCCCAGTATGGGAGGCCGGTGAACACGTCTGCCAGCTGCGGGCCGAGGTTAGGCGTGGTGCGGAATGGTACAGAGTTTGCCATGTTGGTATCCTTTCTTTGCTCGCGTTACGCGGTCTTGATGCGAACTTGATGGAGAGGATTCTCCACCACGAACTGACCAGACCACACGATGCCCTGTGCCCATGCGTCCTGGTTGATCGGACGAATGCCGTCGCCGGGATGGAACGGAACGAAGGACTGGCCGGGGAATTCGTAGATGGCCATGCCTTCTGTGCTGAGAGCGAAGATGGTGTTCGTCGGCATGACGTTGCCGATACCACCGGCTGCCACAACGTCTACCAGGCCTGCAGGCGTCCACACGCCAAGGCTTTCGAAGCCAAGGTTTGCAGCGCGCTGCGTGGTGATGCGCTGATGGGCGACCATCGACGCGGAGACAGCCGAGTAGGCGTTTGCATCCATAATCCAGAGATCCGGATACATGGCGTTGCGCGAACGAGCCAAAGCCACACGTTCCATGATCGGGCGCGCTGTCGTGGAGTCCCACGTGGTATAGCCGGATACATCGCCGGCCGGGATGTCGTAGTAAGTCGTGCGCCAGTTCGGGACGTTCGCACGATCAATGCCGCCGTATGTGCCGGTATTGGTCACGATCGGGACAGCGCCGCCCAGGCCGATCATCTGACGCCCACCGGAACCGGTGCCATCAGCGACAAGAGCGGCTTCCCACTCTTCCTTGATCGTCTTTTCGGCTTCAGCGATGTAGAAGTCCATCAGGTCGATGACTTCCTCTTCGCCGGTGTTGTACATCAGCTCCGTACCGGTCAACGAGAACATCGAGACAACACGCGACCAATTGAAGACCGCCGAGTTCAGCAGTTCGCGGGGCGTGATTTCGATCTTATCGTAGCCCGTAAACCACTGAGCGGATAATTTGTCGAACTGAATGGGAATGCGAAGCTCTGGACCGCCGGCGCGCTTGGTCTTGATGCGGCCCGAGTCCTTGAGGATCTTGGTCAGTGGGGTAGATTTGTGCACGATGTCCTGCACAATCTTGGAGCGCTTCGCGACGGAAGCGGTCAGCGCCTGACGGTACTGACGGTCTGTTACGATAGGCATGTGTTTCTCCTTTAGGAGGCTTTGCGCATCTCTCTGCGAAGAAGCGTCCTGATATCGGTTGCGTCGGGATCGTCCTCATCGGGGTCTTGCCCGTTGGGAGCGCCACGGATGGATTTCGTGCCAGCTGTGTCAGAAGGCGCGGCTTTCGCGACGGCAAGCGTCTCAGGGGCTTGGGAAGATGTGACTGAAGAAGTCGGATTGATCCGAACAGCCATGTCATATGCAGCTTCAAGCCTTTCATGAGGCGTCAGGGACGCGGGAATCTTTCCAGAGGTAAGGAAGAACGCGATGTCTCCCTCAAGCTCGTAGTATCGCGGGTTGTCTTTCGCGAATGGGGCGATGATCGATTGCACCGTCTGCTCTTGGCGCATCGACTGCAGCTCCTCCTTCAGCGCGGCCACTTCCGGATCGGATTGGCGCTGCTGCTGGGGCTGCTGTTGTGGGGCTTGGCGCAATGCCTGGTCATGCGCCTGCGCATGCGCCTGCGGGTTCTGCATGACATGCTGGGCATACTGTTGCGGCGTCAGGCCGATATTGCGCAGGACCTCAGCCACACCCTGCACTGGATTGGACCGGAGCATGTTCTCGATGTTGGTATAGGATGTCAGGGCGGTCTTCAGGTCCGTACCGCTGGACTTGGCCATCTCGTCAAACTGGCGCAGTGGTTCGTAGCGCTCACCGGCCTCACGGTATCTGGTTACCTCGGCTTCATGCTCCTGAGTAAGGCGGGCAATCTCGCCCTTTACCGCATGTGGGACGTTGGCCCATACTTCCTTGGCCTTGGGCAGGAAACGAGCGGGCGGCTCGTGATGTTTCTGGCCCTCAGACTGCCTCTTATCCGTTTCCGCCCGCTCGGTTGCGACCTTCTCAGGCTCGCCCTTGTCAGCCTTGGCGTCATCTTCCGGCTTGTCGCCTTCGGTCTGGGCCTTGGCGATCTTGCCTTCTTCTGTGTCGAGCTTGGCGGGCTTGTCTTTGCCGGCCTTTTCGGCGTCCTCTACCTTGGCCTTAGCGGCGTTGGCAGCGTCTTCAGCTTTCCCCTTGGTTTCCTTGGCTTCATCAGCCTTGATGCGCGCCAGTTCGGCCTTGAGGGTATCCCCGGCGCTCTCTGGCTTTGCTTCAACCTTCGGAGTTTCGGCAACCTTCGGCTCGGATAGGTTTGGAGCGCCACCACCAGTACCAAGCGGGGCGCCACCCTGATCAATGGACGTGGAAAGGGGAGCCGTGCCCGCGATGGGCGCTGCTTGCATGTCGGTCATTGATTCTATTCCTGTCTGAGGGGAATGGTGATAGGATTAGACCCAAATTAGAGGGCCCATCCATGACGAGTATTTACAGTGAAAACATCGAGCAGCATGAGCGCAAAGCAGCGCTTTGGCTGCAAAACGGGCGCCCTGATTATGCAGAAGGTTCCATGAAAAAAGCGGCTAGATGGCGGGCTAAAGAACGCCAGCTGTCAATGCTTCTTTATGGGGTGTTGCCGCCGTCCCGTATGGACGCTTTGCTTGGCCAGCATATTCGCTCAATAGAGGCCAGGCTTGTGAAAGAGATGAACGCCGCTCTCTATTGAATAGCCGCGATTTCAGGCGACACGTTGCCGCTCATCACATCGTGAACGGCCTGCTTGATGTCGGCTCGGCGCTCTGCGGCGTCCGGCACGTATTCAACTGTCTTCATGCTGTCATTGCCAAGGGCGACGTATTCTTCGCCCTGTGGGTTGCCGCTGGCCTTGTAGGTGTTTTCTAGGTCGCGGGGTGTGTCGTACCACTTGCCGGTCGCCATCGACTGGACCGGCTCTGAGAATGAGCGAACCAGCATCGGGCAAGCGAGATGCGACCGGCCCTCATTCTGCTCTCTGACCCGGCGAAGAACCTTTCGGCCATTGCCCAAGTCGATCCAGGACATAGTCATCAGGCTTTGAGCGCCGCAATGATGGTGTTGATCTTGCCGGCCAGGTCCGCAATGTCATTCTTGACGGCCGTAATCATCGTGTTCACGGAGGCCAAGGAAGCGGCAGAGGTGTCAGTCGTGGCAGCTGTGGCGTTCGGCACTGCAGCAACAGTGTTATCAGCCGTTCCGCCCGAGCTATCGGTCAGCGCGACGATTGCCACAACGGCCGGCTTAGCGGCAATGGATGCATCGATCTGAGTGGCCACCTCTTTGGCGAGGGGCGGAACCATGCTCAGTTCTACGAGTCTATTCGTATTGGCCATATGACTTCCTTTCGGGGTTAGACGCCTTGGACGACGAGCGGAATGCCGCCGCTGGCAACGATGGTGATCTTCAGTCCGGAGGCTGCAACGGTGGCCAGAGGCGCGCCGCTTGCGACATTAACGACGCGAATACCGCCACTGACGGCGACGACAACGGGAAACCCAGCCATTATTCAGCCCCTTCCCGCTCTGCCTGACGCTCGGCCAAGCTCAATTGACGATCGGCCTGCGTTTCGGTGAATTCCTGCTGACGAGAACCATGATGCTCACTGAAGGACTGCTTGCGCTCGTTCATTTCAGCGTTGCGCTCACCTTCAACGGCCTGCTGCTGGATGCCCTCAGCGGCCATAGCCTGGTCAACCTGCTTGGCTTCCGCATTGCTGGCGGCTGTGTATTCGGAAAGCTCCTGCTTGCGCTGATCGAGGCCAATGGAGGCGAGGATCTTGGCTGTGTCGGCCGTGAGCTTGTTGATCTGTGCTTCGGTGAGCTTGGCGGTGTTCGCCGCCTTCTCCTGCATGTCGGCCAGCTGCAATTGAAGCTTGGCTTGCGCCTCCTGGGCCTTGGTCTGATCAGCTGCCGCCTTCTGCTGTAGCTCAGCCATCTTGCGCTGGTTCTCAGCCTGATCGAGCTGGGCCTTAGCCTGGACGCTTGCAACAGCTGCCTGCGCCTTGGTCATCTCTGCCTCAGCCAGCTTATTGTTGGCGTCGGCCATAGCCTTTTCAGCCTCACCACCGCCTGCACTCTGGCCAGCCATCTGAGCGGCCATTTGTGGTGCTGCATCAACGAAGTCGTCAATGAGGCCATTCAGTTCCCGGCCAACACGATAGGGCGCCGTGACAAACTTCAGGAACCCGCCAGCCAGAGCAGCGCCAGCTTCACCAGCTGCAGCCAAGCCCATGAGCGCCTGTGTTGACGTTGACACCACGCCGAGGAATTCATTGCGGGCTGACTTCTCCTGCATCTCATCAGTCATGATGGTGCTGTCTGTGGCAATCTCGAATGCAAAGCCGCGTGTTCTGTCATCCCGTAGGAGTTCAATAACGTCCTCGATCGGGACGGTCTCCTCAGCCTGCTTGAGAGGGCCGGCATACTTCTGGATGATCTGCTGTTGTGCCTGCTGGAACTGCTGGGAAGCTTGCTCAATCTGCTGAGGATCAATTGGTTGACCCTGCTGCTCGGCTTGCTGTCTGGCCTTCTCAGCCTCTTTCTTGGCATTATCGCCTAGAGCCTTCAGTTCTTCCTTAGCGCCGTCCTCGATTTCCTTGATATTCTTGGCAATCTCAGCCTTTGTCGGGATCTGCAGCTGCGACATATCCAGCAGGGTTTTCTGGCTGAATTTCTCCGAAGCTATCTCGGCAACGATGCGGGCAACGTCACGGGCAACGCGCTGCAGTTCGTCAATCTTATCCCGAACGCGCACCGAACCGTATTGGCTCTTGAGCTGTTGAGCTCCTAGCGTCTCCTCAGCCTCAGTAGCGCCGCGCATAATGTCGGAAATGCCCGAGAGCTGATAGAAGTCCTCGATCAGCTGGCCACGTGCATCAATCAGCCCCTGAATAGCGGTGGCAATGTCTGCCAATGGCATCCACGTGACAAACCCAGCCGCAGCGTTCTGCATCAGCGAAGCGCCAGGCACTGGAATGATTATCTCGTCGTCATCAGACTTCAGCGCCTGCTGGATAGCGTCGCCAATGTCACCACCGGCCGGCACAAGGCCTTTCAGCTTGATCTTGTCGAGCAACAGATAGATGCGGCCGGTGAGCGTGGTAATCTTGCTCAGGTGCGCGGCATAACGGACGTAATCCGGAACGGGAACAAGCGAGCGCCGGCGCAACGTGCCATATGCCGGACGTGGGCAAGGGAAGAAATCCTTGAGCGTCAGGTGCGGCTTGCCCTCATCCAGCATCTTATCAACGCCATTCGCGACCCAATAGACCTTCTTGTCAGCCTTGTGCCAGACCTCCCAAACCCCAGCCTTCTTGCTGTCGTCGGCGCCGCCATTGTCCTTGTCGTCACGGCGTACCTCGAACATGGCGCGCTGATATGCGTCGCCGCTGCTCTTCTTGAAACGCTTGCGCATCTCCTTCTTGGTGAGCCAAGCACGACGAGCAACCCAACCCACATCAGCCCATGATCTAGCGGGCTCATGAAGGAAGTCAGTGCGGTCTACATGATCAACACAAGCGCGCTGCTGGCCTTCGTCGCTCTCATACGTGACCCACTGTACACCACGGTTGGTGAATGCCAGGTCATCGCGCAGGGAGAGCATGGACTGATCAATGTTGGTGCGATCAAAGGCCGATGTCACAACGCGCTCAATCAGCTCTGCCGTAGTGTTGTAGAGCGGCCGGCGGTCGGCAAACATCGGAGCAACAGCCGGGACAGGCACATGGGCATAGATAGCAGGCTTGAGGATTTCCATGCTGGCCCAGAACAGGTCATAGTCCGGATCTAGCCAGTCGGTGTCGTAGTTGTTGTCACGGCTGTAGACATCATCAATGCGGCGGCATGTGTCCTGATAGTCGCGGAATGTATCCGTTGCCTTCTTGATAGCGGTCAGGACGCGGGACGAGGACTTAGCCTCTCCACTCTCATCTACCAGCGTATCGCTGACTTCTGTTTCGATCTCATCAGCCATGCGGCTCTATCTCCTGCGCACGTTGGGGAGCGGTGGCGCTAGTGCGTATCCGTCTTCAACGGCATAGATGGGTTTGGCTGCGTCTGGCTTTGGCTTGCTGCCGTTGCTCATCCGGTCGATAAGCTGGCCGACGAGACCAAGCATATCTACCTGGTCATCGTGCACCCCAACGGGGAAGCTCATCATCTCGCTTATCAGGTCACTGACGAAAGGAGCGTCTTTCAGCATCCGAAGGCCGCGTGTTGCTATCAAGCCTCTGATCGACTGTGCCCGAACTGACTTATCGCCACGTGTCGGGAACTGCTCCCGAGCAACATAAGCCTGCCGGGACATCATCCGCTTAACGAGGAATGGCCCGACGCCAGCCTTGATCTGTCCTGTCTCTTCAGCCCATCCAACAGGCTTATGCTTCAGCACCAGGTCGCAAAAGGCATCAACCCACATATCCGAGGATGTCTGCTGGCGCCAAAGATCGAGCAGCCAAGGGTTTCCCTCTGGATCCAGACCAATGACACCATGAACTGTGTAGTCACCGCCATTCGCCGTCACAGCGTAGTCAGACGCGCCATAGACGAGCATCTGATCACGTGGCGGTAGATGATCTACGAGGTGTATCCACTCGCGCTTGAAGTAATCGCCCGTCTCAGGGCTTGGTGACTGCTGGTAGAGCGCTGACCAATCGCGAGGAGGAAGCGCCCGCTTGATCTGCTCCAATGATGCAATGTCGTACTGCTCAGGCCAGAGCGCTTTGCCAGCGTCATCAATGGCCGGGAGGTTGAGAACCACCCATCCCTCGTGATCGTGTTCGGCCTGCAGCCAGCCTGCCAGATCGTCCTCATGCCAGCGGGTTTGAATGATGACGATGCGCCCACCAGGCATAAGCCGTGTGTAGGCCGTCGATGTGTACCAATCCTTGGTCTTCTTGCGGATTACTTCGGACTCCGCGTCCTCGCGGTTCTTGACCGGATCATCAATAAGCAAAAGATGAGCGCCACGACCGGTGAGAGGACCGCCGACGCCAACCGCATAGAAAGCGCCACGCTGCGATGTCGAATGCTCATAGCCGCCTGTCTGCCCCTCGATATGGAAGCGTTTGGCACTCTTGCTGTCGTCAGCCAATCCTACGCCGGGGAATATGGCCTTGAAGCTGTCATCCTCGATCTGGTTCTTGACCTTGCGTCCGAAGTCGTCAGCAAGTTCCTGCGCATATGTGGCTGTGACCACGTAATGGTCTGGATTGCGCCCGAGATACCAAGCCGGGAAGAACTCGCTGGCTAGCATGCTCTTGCCGTGCCGTGGCGGCATCGTGATCATGAGGCGCTTGATATCGCCGCGCTCTACTGCCTCAAGATGGCGGGCAATCAGTCTATGGTGTGCGGCGTCCCTGTATCCCGGCCATTGGTATGCTGAATATGAGATGAGACGCGAGAACGCAAAGTCCTCAGCTGTCGGCGCGTGCTGCGGCTGCAACGGCTGCGTCTCTCTGTTCCTTGGTGGTGATGGATAGCTGCAAATCGCCTGTGATCTGCATCGGAAGAACCTTGCCAAGCAAACTCATGAACGGGCCCGGGTTCTCGCTCGCCTGCTGCGTTAGATATCCAACCAGACCTTCATTGCCGCCCGCTTCAGTCGCAGCCTGCAGGATCGCGTCCTTTAGGAGCGCAGTCGTTTTGTTCGGCGTGCCCTTCGTTCTGCCGCCTGTCTTGATGCCGGGGGCCATAATCTAATCCGTCCTACTTTAGATCTTACCGAGCAAGAGGAGGATGAGCAGCACAACGACTACCAGCCCAATGCCGCCCGATGGTGCCCAGCCTGTCGTGTATCCGAAGTTTGGAAGTGCACCGACGAGGAGCAGGACGAGAATGATCAACAGGACGGTTGCTACTGACATGCTCTGTCCTCACGCAAAAAGGCCCCGGAAGGGCTGTTTCAATCTATTGGTGCTGTATTGCGGGGGCAAAAGGCCATTTCAGGCCAGAACGACAAGGTTATTTCAACCTGCGGTAATTGATCCGTGGCATTCACCCGATGGGTTTCGAGGCCATTAGGGTGTTTGTTTGGTTTAAGGCCCGACCACGGTAGGCCACCTGTGATCAAATCAGGTTCAAACGTTAATCCTACACCAGGAATGATGGCTCAGGAAGGGACCGGGACAGCAAGCTGCGTCTGTTTCCCCGTCTCGCTTTCGCGCCTTCCTGATCTCTTGGCCTTTCGGCTATACTCTATGGCTTTGGAATGGCTAAAGTCTGCCTAGCTCGTAGGGACGGTAACCCTGCTTGTGCCACTCGTTCATAAGCATCTGGTTATGGAATGCTGCCGCTGCCGGACTGAGCCGGCGCCGTTTAACCGGCGCGATGGCAAACCACACGATACCGAACATCAAGAGAGACCCGAAAATCGCTTCCATTATATTCTCTCTGAGGGGGTAAAACCGACGCAGTTCGGATTGTGTAATTAACATACTCAGGTGATTATGCTTTGGCAAGCCCACCATGGTCATGAAGCGCCTGCAATCCCCTGCGAAGCCACACCTTTTGCTGACCCTGCAGTTTTCGCATATGGTCATGATCCATAACGGCTATGTTATATGTCATGGCTCGCACCTGTGGCCCGTCCTCGCATCGAAGCAATAGGCCCGTTAGCTCCATCATCTTGTTGCTGGCCTGTCGAGCACGATTGGCCTTGTCTGCCGATATATCACCCTCATGGCCATGGATCGTAAAGAGCGTCTGAGCCCTAGCGCTTGGGAATGGGATACCCGTCAAGCGGTGGTATCGAGCAATCGCCTCAGCGTAGGCGTCTCCTGCCGCTAACTGCTCATCCGTGATATGCCCATCCAGGCGAATACGGCCGAGCGTGTAGCCTGCCAGTGGGCTTTCGTTCATGTTTGCTCCATGCAGGCGTTGGCGGGCCTCTACGACTACCGATCGAGCTTCCTTCTCGGTCCATGATGGTTTGATCTGGCCAGACGGAAACCTTTCCGCTCCCTCCTTTGGCGGTCTGCCTGCAGAGGAACGGCGCTTGGGGGTGCGGATCTTCAAGAGCTTACTGGCCATGTTTTGTCCCTTTTTGGTATGGTTCGCGATCAGTTCCAGTGAAGCCAAGGACGCGCTCCGCAGCTTTGCGGGCAATCTCAGCGTGCTGTTTCTCTTTGAAGGCGCCGAGGTAGACATGGCGCGGGCCATTCCAGATGCGGGCTACCCAGCTTCCCGCATATCCGTCATTGCGCGGCTTCCAATTGACGCCATGAACGCCAGACGTATTGTTGATGCGCTTGCTGCCGTTACGCTGGTTTTCGCTCTTAGTGACCTTGCGCAAATTGACGAACCGATTGTCAGCTCTGTTGCCGTTGATGTGGTCAATCTCAAAATCGGGATAAACTACGTTCTCCCCGGTCATTATCAGCCAAGCCACCCTATGGGCTGAATAGTATTTCTTATCGATGATGATCTTGGCGTACCCATCAGCATTCGACCCTCCGGCTACCTTCCCAACGCGCTGAAGATGAATTGTGTAGAGTTCCTGCCTATCAAAATCCGACCGGGGCCGTTCCTTGAAAAAGAATGTGCCACTTTCAGGGGCATAGTTGTAATAAGCCATAGCTCGTGCTTGAGTTAACTCAGCCATTGTCGATCCTTCCACGATCGGTTTGGTTAGAGCCAGATAAGGGTTGCCGCCCGCTTCTGGCTCGTTGATTCTACAATGATTTGAATAGCTTTTCACAATATACATCGAGTTAGTAACAGCTATCTTGCAGCTAAATGGTAAGAAGCTGTCCGATCCTTTTTCCTCTTGTGCTTGGCGATACTAATCACATCACCCTCAAGTTCTGCTTTGAGCTTGTTGTTGGCGTGAACGGCCACCGAATGGTCCTTGTTCACAAACCGGCCAATCTCTGGGAACGAGCGCCAAGGCTGCTCTTTCTTGATAGAATACATAATAAGGTGGCGCGGGATGACTGCGGCCCTATCGCGTCGGCTACCCTTGATGATGTCCATTGTGATCCCTGGAAACTTGCGCAGGATCTCCGCCGCAATCTCTTTCATAGACCGTCGCTGCTCGGGGATTTCCTCAGTCTGAAACACGATCTCCGAATGATATGGGCAGTACTCGTCCACCGGATTGATGGTAAATGATGTGGCCATGCTGAAGGTCGCACGAAGATTTGCCTGATATGCCCGGTACAGAACCATGTGGTAGGACACATCGACTGGCTTGCGGCTGGCAGCTATCTGCACCACTGGCGCCAGCCGTGGTGGCACTCGCGCAGGCTTTCCCATCAGGCGGGCGCGTGTTGCTGCTGCCGATCGTCTTTGCTCTGCTTCGGAAATGTGGGTATGGATGTTCATGGCGTTGGCTCCTGCCCGACTGAAAGCATCACTGGCGGATGTCCAGTCCCGATGATGCATAGAATGATGGGAGCGCCCGCATTGATAGCGTCGATTTCCTTTGGAGTGGGAAACCACGCTGTCTCCATGGCTGGCGTTTCTGGCCCTGTCACAGTGCTGTCAAGCACGACATCCCGGAGAGGTAGGCCGAAATATCCTTGTGATTTGCCTATGACTCGTGTCATACCTTCGATCATTCCCACTTGCATCACGCTCTCCCACTCTGTTCCGGCTGGCCTTCAAAACGGCCGGTGACCTCTTTCAGGGCGGCAATCATGTCCTTGCGCTCGCAGTTAGAAACGTAGTTTGTACGCGAACCCGTTTCTCCCTCGGCGTTAAACACTAGCAGGACAAAACCGTAGTCCATCCGCTCAGCATCTGCGTTCAGCACTGTGTCGAGTATATTGGCAAGCGATTGCATGGCTTTCTTCGAGTCAGTCATTATCCTGCGCTCCTCGTCCTGTTAGGCTTAGGGCCGTAGACCTCGTTCATGCTCTCAGAACTCCCTGCTGGCGAAGTCGGGACACCATCTCACGGCGGCGTCTCATCTCGTCTTCGCTGACGACTGAAGGAATGGGCTCTGGAGGGGTGTTGCCGTAGTTGGCCGATGTGCGCTGCGTTGGGTTATGCTGATCCGTGAACCGGCTTTCCTTCTTCACCCACTCGCATCGAAAATCCGTCCATCCTTTGGAGACGTGGATTTCTGCTGCCTGCTCGGGGTTTCCGTATTCCCGGTATTGCTCGATCAGGCGCTTGGCGATGCGCGGGGTGAATACTAGCTTGCGCTTCTGCCTGGCTTTGATGATGGTTTCGGCCAGATCCTCGGGGATCACCTCGCAAAGGATCGTAAAGCCGGCCTTTTCGTCTGCATCCATTCTGATCGTCATTGTGCTGCTCCGCTTGAAACTGCCACTGCCCAATCCTGGGCGTCCTGTGCGCTGTGGAGCGTCACGACCTTCGCGCCGCGCCATGCGTCATTGAAATCACGCTGATTATCGTTCAGTGTCTTGCCGTAGCCCTTGGTGCCGCTCTTGCATTCCACCAGGAAGTTCTTGCCGCGATGACCTACCAGCAAATCCACCGGCTGATTGAGCTGGTAGACGCTGAAACCACAACCAACGAGCATGTTGATGATCTCGCGCTCTGCCGTATCTCTCTTCGCAGCCCGTCTCATTCGCCAGCCGCCTGATGGATTTCCGCGATAATCTTCTGCATTTCGGCGCGAAGGCTTTCCTTCGACTGCGGTGTGTAGTGTCGAAGGGATGACCCGGCGCAACGGAGGATGCGTTCTAGATACATGTCGAGTTTGTCTGTCACTGTTGCTTCCCTTATGCGGTTGGCTAGAGAGGGCTTGGGAGCGGCATTGCAGGTCGCCAATGCGAGAGAAACTTGTCGTCAAAATCGCAGGACCAGAATGCTTCTCCATCATCCTCAATCCACCATTCATTGAGGCAAACGACGCCTGAGGTTGTGCAGAGATCAATGATGGTCCCGTCTTTCGGAGCTGTGTCGATCGACTGCCATTGATATTTATTGCGCTCAGCCAAAAGTGCTCTGGCCATTGGCATCCACTCATCTTCACCCGCCTTGGGGTAGGTCATGTATGCGCGCTTCGCGGCTCTAAGG